ATGGCTGACAATCCAGTCTGTCCTGAAACCGGGGCGCCCATGCGCCGCGACGCGCGGCCGATGACCCTCCATTACAAAGGCCAGTCGATCACCTTCGACATGCCGGGCTGGTATTGTGACGCCTCCGATCAGAGCACCCACACCGGCGAGGACATGAAGGTCTCCGACCGGATGCTGAACCGGCTCAAGGCCCGCAGCCAGGGGCTGATTGACCCCGAAGGCATCCGCCGCATCCGCAAGAAGCTGGGCCTGAGCCAGGCCGCCGCCGGCGAGTTGATCGGCGGCGGCCCGCGCGCGTTTCAGAAATACGAGGCCGGCGACCTGTTGCCGAGCCGGGCGATCAGCAGCGCGCTCGCACTTTTGGACAACGATCCGAAGGCCTTGCGGGTGCTTGAGGCCCGGTATCATCCGGCCTAGGCACGCGCGACGGGCCACGCCGCGAGAGAGGCGACGCTATGAAAACGAAGCTGGATAACCCGAAGGCGGAAACCCCGCCGGCGCTGACCGACGCGCAGCGCGAGCACCTGGCCGCGCTGGCGGCGCTGCCTGACGAGACGATCGACATCAGCAACATTTCCGAGCTGTCCGACGAGGCGTGGGCCGCCGGCGCCCGTGGGCGCTTCTACCGGCCCGTAAAGCAGCAGATCACCGCCCGCGTGGACGCTGACGTGCTGGATTGGCTCAAGTCGCAGGGGAGGGGGTATCAGGGCCGTCTGAACGCCATTCTGCGGCGGGAAATGCTGGCCTCGCGCAAGCAGGCGCGCCGGGCGTAGCATCCGTGCCTAAGGCCCGACCGCCATCCGATCCTGTTCCTCCGGCGCCACTGAGCCCGGCCGAGGCGGCCTACATCAATCAGACCGTGCGCCGTTTCTATGGCGCCGACGCCATCATTCGGAACTACGGCCCCGACCCAAAGCGCCTTCACCTTCATGTGGAGACGACTAAGGACCCCGGAATGGAACAGCACGAGTGCCTTGGCTTCCTCATGTGCGACATCGTGCGGGACCAGATCAGTTTGGAGGTCACGAAGCGCGGCACGCGGATTCGCGGAAATGCAAAGGTCGCCTATCGCCAGGGCACGGTAATCTAACCTTCCCGCCAGGCCGCCGTTCGATAACGGTCGGGGATTTCGTCGGCGCCCATTGGGTCTATGCCAAGGGCTTCGAGTTCATCGAACCATCTGTTGCGCTTGCTATCGGGCAGGGCGTCACCACAGAACGGGCAATGGAATAGCACCTGGCGGGCATCGCCAGATGGTATCCAGTACTCATCAAACCTGGGGTCATATTTGATCGCTTGCCAGTCGTTTTGACGATGACGGTCCATGTGGCCAGATGAGGCGGGTGAGGCCAGAATTGGATCCGGCTGTAGCGCCTCGGGGTCGAAACAGGCCCCCGGGATCAATTGGGCGCCAACGCATGTCGCATGGGCGTAAATCTCCTGGCTGGGATCATCTGGGCCGCCCCCGAGGCGTAGGTTTGAAAGCACAAGCCGAACCGCCTCGGGATCGTCGGGGCTGATCACCTCGCCGCAGAACCCACACACAAATCCTTTTTCATCGTCGCCCGCTGTCATGGCGCGATCATATCACCACTGTGCGGCGCAGCTCGTCCAGCTTCCGGCCCGGGGCGCCATGCCGACCTAAAAGGCGGATTCAGGACAAGGGCGCATATACGGGTCGCGTGGGCTACACCCATCGACCCTGCGGCCAAGGGCAAGCCCTTAGCGATCCGATCCGACCAAAGACGCCGATGATCGGGCCAGCTTAGATGGACAGGAAGCAGCCCACAGCGTCGCCACGGATGTTCGAAATTCCGTTCTCTTTTTCGGGTCGCCACACCAACACGAAATCCCCGTCGGGATTGGGATCGAACGCGAGTAGGGCCTGATCGCCGTCGTCAGCGACAATCACCACCGTTCTGACCAAGACCTCGCCCGGCCGCATGTGGTGATCAGCCACTTCCTGGCTATAGGGCTCCACCAACGCGGCCCGCATTTCGAGCAGTCCGGCCTCATACCATTCAGGCGGAAGGGGTGTGCCCAACTGGTCAGGGTGAGCGGCCGGCACGACGAAGGAGTCGATTTCATCCCTGACCTGGCGGGCCAGATTTTGGAAATCCATCGGCCTAGAACCGCCGCTTTGGCGCGGGGATGTCATGCAGTCGCTCGCGTTCGGCCTCCAGCCATACCAGGCGCTTGAAGAATGACTTCCGGCCCTGGCTAGAACCGCCGGCCTCGGCCCAATAGGCACATCGTTCGATGTCATGATTGATCTGACCGAGCGTTAGCTTGGCCAGATCTTCGCCGCTGTCAGCTACACCGCTCCGCTTTCCCATGGTCTGAAGTTTGCCCGACGACGATCGGCGGTCAACACTCGTCCAGGGCGGCGGAAATCCAGCCTTCCCCGACTCGCCAAATCACCGCAGCCTCGCCCCTGCGGCGTGGAGAGTTACGCCGGTTCGTCGCGCTATGGATTCGGCCCTTTTGGCGAAGGGCAGGGGCCAGAAACGACGAAAGCCCGGCTTGGCGGCATAGCGACGAGCGTATCGGCCGCCGGGCGCCGGCGTCGACGACCAACCTCGCGCCGGGTGGCATTAATGACAGCGTCTGCGTCGAACAAAGCTAGAACGAATCATTGACCCGCCGGGCAACTCAGCCCAGGATTTGTTCACTCCAGACATGTGCGGCGTCGCCGCTGCTGGAGCTTTCCCCATCATCCAAAGGACTGGCCATGACGAGCCGGAGCCGTCGGTTGCAGGCTGCGTCGCGGCATTGGCGCGTGTCGGTGCGCCGGGCGAACGCCCTGCCTAAGCCGTGGAGGCTCAAGTCTAGGCGCAAGCCGAGGCTGAACCTGAAACCAGAGCCGGCTCCCGCCGCCGCCGCGCAACCCGCCCCAGAACCCGCGTCTGTTGCGGCGCCGCCGACGGCGGCCGCATTCCGGGCGGCGGCGCAGGGGCATGCGCTGGCGGCGCTGAATTCGTTGGCGGCCTTGGCCACGGGGGCCAACAGCGAGGCGGTGCGGGTGTCGGCGGCCAACGCGGTGCTGGACCGCGCGCATGGGCGGCCGGCGCCGGGCAGGCCCTTGGCCGAAGAAGACGACGCGGGCCAGGTGCGCTGGGAGGTGCAATGGGTGGACGCCGCAAAGCCGTGATCACCTATGAGCGGAGGCCGGCGTTCAAACTATTTCACGAGCGGACCAAACGCTGGGCCTGCATCGTGGCCCACCGCCGGGCGGGCAAGACGGTCGCGGCGATCCAGGACCTGATCTCCAGGGCCCTGGCCTGCGAGCGGTCCGAACCTCGGTTCGCCTATGTCGCCCCCTATACGGCGCAGGCCAAGGATGTGGCCTGGGGCTATCTGAAGCAGTTCGCCGCGCCGATCTCGGGGGTGTCGTTCAGCGTATCGGAGCTGCGGGTCGATCTGCCCAACGGCGGGCGCATTCGGCTTTACGGCTCCGATAACTACGACCGCCTGCGGGGCATCTATCTGGACGGCGTCGTGCTGGACGAGTTCGCCGACATGGACCCGCGGGCGTGGTCGCAGGTGATCCGCCCGGCGCTGGCCGACCGGCAGGGCTCAGCGGCCTTCATCGGCACGCCCAAGGGCCGCAACGCCTTTTGGGAGCTTTACGAGCGGGCGGAGGCGTCGCCGGAGTGGTTCGCCCTGCGGTTGAAGGCGTCGGAGACGGGGCTGTTGACGGCCGAGGAGTTGGCGGCGCTGAAGACGGAGCTTTCCGCGGACGAGTATGCGCGGGAGTTCGAGACGAGTTTCGACGCCGCGATCGCCGGCGCCTATTACGCCGAACTGTTGAGCCGGGCGGATACAGAGGGACGGATCGGGCGGGTCGCCCACGATCCGGCCGCCGAGGTGCACGCCGCCTTCGACCTGGGCATCGGCGACGCCACGGCGATCTGGCTGGCGCAGTTCGTCGGCCGGGAGATCCGGCTGATCGACTATGTCGAGAACAGCGGCGTGGCGCTGGATTGGTATGCGCGGGCGCTGCGCGAGCGGCCCTATCTCTATGCGCCGCTGATCCTGCCGCACGATGCGCGGGCGCGGGAGCTGGGCACCGGCAAGAGCCGGGTGGAGATGCTCGAAGCGCTGGGCTTTTCGATACGGATCGCGCCGCGCCTGGCGCCGGTGGACGGGATCGAGGCGGTGCGGCGGCTGCTGCCGCGGACCTGGATCGACGCGGCGCGGTGCGAAGCAGGCCTGCGGGCCTTGCGGGACTACCGCGAAAAGACCGATCCGAAACGCCGCGTCAGCCTAGGGCCGCTGCACGACTGGACCAGCCATCCGGCTGACGCCCTGCGCTACCTGATGACGGCCTATGAAGAGCCCCACGCGGACCGCAAGGCCAAGGCGGCGGCGGGGCGGGCCCGAACGGATGGATGGATGGGATAATCGGCGGACGGCCGGAACAATTAGAGAACATTTTCTTGACCGGCCAGGCAACTCAGATCAGGATTTAGCTAGTCCGGAGTGCTGTCGCCGCCGCGACGCCAGCCACTGAAGTCAACGACATTCCCATCGTCCCGGCCCCTCGGCAGGCCGTGAGCGGCGCATTCCTCAGCGGGGCGCGGCCGGGGCGCACCTTTTCGACTGCAACCCTGGATGGCCCATGGACGACCTGCTGAAAGAGGCGAAGGCGGCCTTCGAACTGTGCGTGGCGCATGAAGCGGAGAACCGGGCCGAGGCGCTCGACGACATCCGCTTTGCGCGGCTGGGCGAGCAGTGGCCCGTCGAGGTGCGCCGGCGGCGGGAACTGGACGCACGGCCGTGCCTGACCATCAACCGACTGCCGGCCTTCATTCGTCAGGTCGTCAACGACGCGCGGCAGAATCGGCCGGCGATCAAGGTGCATCCGGCCGACGATGCGGCCGACCCCGCCGTGGCCCAGATCTACAACGGGCTGATCCGCAATATCGAATACTGTTCCGACGCCGACACCGCCTATGACACGGCGCTGGATTGCGCGGTGACCTCGGGCCTGGGCTATTTCCGCGTTAACACCCGCTATTGCACGGACGACAGCTTCGACCAGGACATCGTTATCCAGCGGGTCGCCAACCCCTTCTCGATCTTCGGCGATCCCTATTCTACAGCGGCCGACAGCGCCGACTGGAGCCTGGCCTTCGTGGTCGACTCCATGAGCCGGGATCGATTCAAGACCCAGTATAAGGGGGCCGGCGCGGTCGACTGGGACGCCCTGGGCTATGACGGACTGACCGCGCCGTGGCTGGAGGACGAGCGCCTCCTGGCGGCGGAGTATTGGACGCGGCGAGAGGTGAAGCGGCAGATTTTGGCCCTGTCCAACGGCGAGATCGTTGGGGCCGACGTGTACCAGACCAACAAGGCGATGTTCGACGCTGACGGCGTCGGCGTGATCGGCCGGCCGCGCGAGACGATCGGTTACGAGGTCAAGCAGCACCTGTTGACCGGCGCCGAGGTGATCGAGACGGTGGACTGGGCGGGGAAGTTCATCCCCATCGTGCCGGTCTTTGGCGACGAGGTGAATATCGAGGGGCGGCGGCGCCTGCGCTCGCTGGTGCGGGACGCCAAGGACCCGCAGCGCATGTTCAACTATTGGCGTACGACCTCCACCGAACTGGTGGCCCTGGCGCCGCGGGCGCCTTTCATCGGGCCCAAGGGGGCGTTCAAGACCGACGCCGACAAATGGGCCACGGCCAATACGGACAACCACGCCTATATCGAGTTCGACGGGGCCACGCCGCCGGCGCGCCAGGAGTTCGCCGGGGTTCCGGCCGGCGCGTTGCAGGAGGCGCTGAACGCGTCGGACGACATCAAATCGATCCTGGGCTTGTTCGACGCCTCGATGGGGGCGGCGTCCAACGAGACTTCGGGCCGGGCGATCCTGGCGCGGCAACGCGAGGGGGACGTGTCGACCTTTCACTTCATCGACAACCTCTCGCGTTCGATCCGGCATGCCGGGCGCATCCTCATCGACCTGATTCCGCACGTCTATTCCCAGCCGCGCATCGTGCGGGTGCTGGGGCCGGGCGGCGAGCCCTCCACAGTGGCCATCAACCAGCCGCCGCCGGCCGGTCAGTCGGCGGGCGGGGCGTTGGACGCCCTTTATGATCTCAGCGTCGGCAAGTACGACCTGACAGTGGAGGCGGGACCCAGCTTCACCACCCGGCGCGAAGAGGCCGCCAGCCAGATGATCGAACTGATCCGCGCCTTTCCCCAGGCCGCCCCGGTGCTGGGGGATTTGTTGGCCAAGAACCTGGATTGGCCGGGCGCCGACGAGATCGCGCAGCGGCTGAAGGCGCTGTTGCCCCCGCAACTTCAGGGCGGCGGCGCGCCGGATGCGGGTGGAGTTCAGGCTCAACAGCAAGTGGCCGCCCTACAGCAGCAGCTCGCCGCGCTCCAAGCCGATCGCACCTTGCAGAACCGCAAGCTGGATATCGAACAGTTCCAGGCGGAGACGCACAGGATGGATACGCTGGGCAAAGGGGCGGGCGGATGACGCCACGACCATCGCCTAACCCGCACCGACAACTTCCCTAAACCCGAGGACAACATGAGCAGACCCGACGGGGCCGATCCGGCCGCCGATGATGACGCGCGCGTGGATGACATCCAGCCAGAAGCCGAGGCGCCGGACCCGAACGAGACGGTGCAGGTCGAGCACGAGGGGCAGGCCTATGAGGTGCCGGCGGCGCTGAAGGGCGCGCTGATGCGGCATGCGGACTACACCCGCAAGACCCAGGCGCTGGCGCAGCAGCGGGCGGCGCTTGACGCCGGTCATGAGGCGCTGGCGCAGATGGCGCAGGCCCACGGCGAGCACCTGGCCGACTATGCGCGGCTGGTGGCCCTGGACGACCAGATCGGCCGGCTGGAGCAGCTGAACTGGCCCGTGCTGCAGCAGCAGAACCCGGCCCAGGCGCAGCAGCTGATGACCCAGCTGTTCCAGATGAAACAGGCCCGCGAGATCGCCGCGGGCCAGCTGCAGCACAAGGAAAGCGTCAAGGCCTTCGACCGGCAGCGTCAGCACGCCATGCGGGTCGAACAGGGCCACGCCGTCCTGGCGCAAAAGATCGACGGCTGGTCGCCCCAGATGGCGGCCAAACTGGCGCAGTACGCGCAAGACCAGGGCCTGCACCCCGAGGAGATCGCCGGGCTCAGCGATCCGCGGCTGGTGATGATCCTGCATCATGCCAGCCTGGGGCACGAGGCTCAGCAGCAAAGCGCAAAGGCGCAGCGCCTGACCCAGGCGCAGGCGGTCCGCCCCGCGATCCAGGTGGGCGGAACCGGGGGCGCCCCCACCGATCCCAACCGCATGTCGACCGACGACTGGATGCGTCATCGGCGAACCCAACTCCGCACAAAGGCGAAATAACCCATGGCCAACACGTTTCTCACGCCGCAGCAGATCACCCGCGAGGCGCTGCGCGTCCTGCACAACAAGCTGACCTTCATCGGCGCCATCAACCGCCAGTATGACGACAGCTTCGCCAAGTCGGGCGCGAAGATCGGCGATACCCTGAAAATCCGGCTGCCTAATCAGTACACGGTGCGAACCGGCAAGACCCTGGCCGCCCAGGACACCAGCGAACAGAGCGTGTCGCTGCAGATCGCCACGCAGAAGGGGGTGGACGTCAACTTCTCGTCCGCCGAGCTGACCCTGAGCCTGGACGACTTTTCCAGTCGTATCCTGGAGCCCGCCATGGCGGTGCTGGCCTCCTCGCTCGAGGCTGACGCCTTCAGCATGTATAAGGACATCTACCAGCAGGTCGGGACGGCGGGCACGACGCCCAACACGCTTCTGACCTATCTGCAGGCGCGCGCCCGGCTGAACAACAGCCTGACGCCGATGGACGCCAACCGCACCACCCATCTATCACCCCTGGCCACGGCCACGATCGTCGATGCGCTAAAGGGCCTGTTCCAGGATTCCAGCGCCATCCGCGAGCAGTACCGCGAGGGCTCGATGGGCCGCACCGCGGGCTTCGACTGGTACGAAAACCCGCTCGTCCCGACTCATACCAACGGCAACACCGTGGCCGGGGTGACGGTCAGCGGCGCCGGCCAGACGGGCGCCACCCTCAACATCGGCGGCGTGGCCAACGGCAACACCTTTGCCCGGGGCACCACCTTCACCATCGCCGGGGTGTTCGAGGTGCATCCGGAGACCAAGGCCGTGACGTCGCGGCTGCAGCCGTTCGTGGTGGCCGGCCCGACCGACCCGGTCACCATGACCGGCACGACCGGATCGCTGACCATCAGCCCGGCCATCGTAATCACCGGCGCACAGCAGAACGTCAGCGCCTCGCCGGCCAGCGGCGCCGCGATCACGATCACCGGCGCCGCCGCGACCGCCTATGAGCAGGAGATGGCCTTCCACCGCGACGCCTTCGCCTTCGCGACGGCGGACCTCGTCCTGCCGCGCGGCGTCGACTTCGCGGCGCGTGAGGTGTTCGACGGGGTGTCGATGCGGATCGTCCGCGCCTACGACATCAACAACGACGCCTTCCCGTGCCGGATCGACGTCTTCTACGGCTACAAGACCATCCGTCCACAGATGGCCTGCCGCGTCACGTCCTAGATGTCGTGATCCTGCCGGAGGGCGTGATCGTCCTCCGGCCTCTTTTTCCCTATCGATCGGAGGCGACCTTTGGCCCTTGCGACCTATTCGGACCTGCAGGCGGCGGTCGCCTCATGGCTGCGGCGGGGCGATCTGGCCGACCAGATTCCCAGCTTCATCGCCTTGGCCGAGGCGCAGATGAACCGACGGTTGCGGGTGCGGCCCATGACCGTGCGGCTCAGCCAGACGTGGAGCACGGAGTATGCCGATCTGCCCGGCGACTTCCTGGCGGAGCGGGAAGTCAAAATCCTGGGGGCTGGCGCGGCCCGGGCGCTGACCTATCTGACGCCGGACCAGGTGGATGCGCGGGCGCTGTCCTCGGCCCAAGGCCGGCCGCGCTTCTACGCCCTCTACGGCAACCAGCTACGCCTCAATCCGGCGCCTGACGTCGGCTATGAGGGGGAACTGCTTTACCTGGCCGCCATCCCGTCGCTGTCGGATGTCAACCCGACCAACTGGCTGTTGCAGGCGCATCCCGACGCCTACCTGTACGGCGCGCTAACCCAGTCGGCGCCCTATCTGCGGGCCGATGACCGGCTGCAGACCTGGGGAACGCTGTTCACCACCATCCTCGGCGATATCGAAGTCGCCGACCGGAGGGGATCGGCCGCTCGCCTCCGCGGTGAGGCCGCCGCGCGGAGACGCCCGCCCTTCGACTTCATGCAGGGCTGAGGCCCAAGGCCCTATTTCAAGATTGGAGCATCGCGCTCATGGCCGATACCATCACGACCAACCTGAGCATGACGGAACCAGAGGTCGGCGCGTCGTCCGACACCTGGGGTACCAAGCTCAACGCCAACTTCGGCATCCTCGACGCCCTATGGGCCGGTATTGGCGCGACGCCGTTCGGGACCGCCGCCACCAAGGCCGTGGCCGTCTTCCTGCAAGGCGCCAACAATCTTTCGGATGTGGCCGATCCGGCCGCGAGCCGGGCGAACCTCGGCGCCGAGCCGGCCGGCGCGCTGCTGGGCGTCAATAGCCAGTCCGGCAGCTACACCTTGGTCCTCGCCGATGCCGGCAAGGTGGTGGAGATGAATGCGACGTCGGCGCTGCAACTGGCTGTTCCGCCCGACACGTCCGTGGCCTTCCCGGTCAACACCCGCGTCGACCTGGTCCAACTGAATACCGGACAGCTGATGGTCGTGGCGGGCGCCGGCGTGACCCTGCGATCGTTCGGCGGCAAAACCAAGCTGACCGGGCAGTACTCCGGCGCCTCGCTGTATAAGCGCGGCGCGAACGACTGGGTGCTGATCGGAGACCTGACGTCGTGAAGATGACCATCGGCAACATGGCGGGCAAGGCGCATCCGCTGGCATGGACCCCGATCGGCGACGTGTCGGTCGAGGACTACCCCGACGGCGGCTATTATCTGGGCTCGACCACCATCGCCGGCATTCCCGGCGGCGGCCCGCGAACCCTGCGTTTCGTCGTTTCCGCCGCGAGCTTCTCTGGATTTGCAGGCGGCGCGGCTGATCCGGACGCCCAGCTTTTCCATAACGGAAGCGCGGTCGGCAACCTGGCGCAGATCAATTCGGATGGATTCAACTACTACGTTCTGACCCACCAGTACGATGTCACCGTGTCCAATGGCGAGACCGTCGGCGTCTCGATATTCGGTCCGGGCTACGACTGCGTGCTCGATTGCTACGTGCAGATCATCGATCTGGCGGCGGCCGGCGCGGTGCTCGAGACCGTGCATGTCTACAACCGTTATTAACGGCGGCTCCCATGGCTCTCGTCACCGTCACGCCGCCGCCCGGCGTCTATCGCAATGGGACGATCTATCAGGCCAAGGGGCGCTGGTATGACGCCCATCTGATCCGTTTCCAGCAGGATCAGGTCAAGCCCGTGGGCGGCTGGCAGTTGCGATCCAGCGCCGCGCCCTTCTCGGGGGCTTGCCGCGCCGCCCTGAGTTGGCGCGACAACGCCAACAACCGCTGGATCGGCGTGGGCACCAGCGCCAAGCTTTACGTGCAGGACGAAGGCGGGGGCAACCACGACATCACGCCATCGGGGTTCGCGGCCGGGCGCGCCGACGCCGCCCAGAACCTCGGTTATGGCGGCGGCGTCTACAGCCGGGGAGACTACGGCGTGCCGCCGCCCAATACCGTGGCTTACCTGCCGGCCTCGGTCTGGTCGCTGGACGGCTGGGGCGAAGATCTTGTCGGCTGCTGCGACACAGACGGAAAGATCTATCTGTGGACCTTGAACACCGCTGCGCCCGCCCAGGTGGTCAGCGCGGCGCCGACGGGATGCGCCAGCATCGTCGTGACCGCCGAAGGCTTTCTGTTCGCCATCGGCGCGGGGGGCGATGGCCGCAAGGTGGCGTGGTGCGACCAGCAGGATCTCACCACCTGGACAAGCGCGGCCACCAACCAGGCCGGCGATTACGACCTGAATACGGTGGGCACGCTCCAGTGCGGCAAGGCCGTGCCGGGCGGCGCCCTGCTGTTCACCGACGTGGACGTTTGGCTGGCGTCCTATATCGGCGCGCCCCTGGTCTATGGCTTCGAGCGCAAGGGGTCCGGATGCGGCCCGATCAGCAAGGGCGCGGTGTCCACGCGGGACTCCGTCGCCGTCTGGATGGGAAGAGGCGTTTCGTTCTGGTTGTTCGACGGCCAGGCGGTGCAGCCCTTGGATTGCGATGTGCAAGATCACGTCGCCAACATGAATCCCAACCAGATCAGCAAGGTGACGGCCGTGCACCTGGCCAACCAGGGCGAGGTCTGGTGGTTCTATCCCTCGGGCGCCGCCAACGAGAACGACAGCTATGTGTGCTGGGCCTACCGCGAGAGCATCAGGCTGGGCCGCAACATCTGGAGCATCGGTAGTCTGACCCGCACGGCGGGCAGCGGCCGCGGCGTGTTCCCCAATCCGTTGATGGTGGATGCGGCGGGCTATCTCTATGAGCACGAGACCGGCCTGGGTTTTCCAGGCGCCGTTGACCTTCCCTACATCGAGACCGGTCCGTTCGAGATCGCTCAGGGGGACTTCCTCGGCGAGGTGCAGCGGATCATTCCAGACCAGCTGATCGATGGCCAAGTGAGCGCCACCTTGTACGGCCGGCTCTATCCCAATGGACCGGAGACCGCCTATGGGCCGGTGTCCCTGACCAGCCCCGCCGATCTGCTGTTCCAGGCCCGCGAAATCCGCACCCGGTTTATCGGGCCGGCGCTGACCGACTGGCGGATCGGCAATATGCGCCTGGATGTGGTGCGTGGAGACATGCAGTGAAACTGGCCGCCCCGCCCCAGGACTATGACGCCCGCGACCAGGCGCAGATGCGCGGGACGCTGGAGCGCGCCGACCAGCAGAACCTGAAGCGGGGCGTGGCTTTGCCGTTCCTGTTGCTGAGCAAGCCAGACGGGACGGTCGGCAAGCTGACGGTGAGCAACGCGGGCGTGCTGTCTTGGACAGCGCTCTGAAAACCGGCTTGCGGCCGACCGAACACGAAGCCGCCGTCGCAGCCTGGGCGCGTTGCCGGCCCTATATCCAGGCCGCGCTGGACCGCGCCGGGGGCACGCATGACATCGACGACGTCGCCGCGTTGATCGCCCAGGGCCGGGCGCACTTCTGGCCCGGGCGGCGGTGCGCGGTGGTGACCGAGTTCTACGACTACCCCCGTCTGAAGGCCTGCAACTACTGGCTGCTGGGCGGCGAGATGAAGGAACTGCTGCGTCTGCGGCCGGCCATCGAGGCCTGGGCGCGGGTGCAGGGCTGTACGCGGATGCTGGGCGGCGGCCCCCGCCATGGCTGGACCCGCGTGTTGGCGACGCTGGGCTATCGGCCCGGATGGATCATCTATGTCAAGGAGTTGAGCCCATGAGTTTCAGCAGTGGTTCAAGCACGAAGGACACGTCGGGCACGTCCACCACGACGCTCGCGCCCCAGCTTGAGAGCGCCGCCTACGGCAACCTGGCCAATGCCCAGGCCCTGACATCGACCCCGTTCCAGCCCTATACCGGCCAGCAGGTGGCGGCCTTTACCCCGGCCCAGTTGCAGGCGCAGAGCGCCCTGACCGGGATCGCCAACAGCCAGGTCGGCGCGGCGCCGCTGCAGTCAGCCGTCAACCTGGCCCAGACTGTCGGGAACTACACGCCCAGCGCCGTGAGCGCGCCCGCGGTGAGCGCCACGAGCATCAGCGCCCCCTTGCTGAGCGGCGTCGATCTGAGCCCTTACATGAACCCCTACACCAGCGGGGTGATCAACACCTCTTTGCAAGATCTGTATCGCCAGCAGCAGATCCAGGACCAGACCGACTCCGGCAAGGCGACCGCGGCGGGCGCGTTCGGCGGCTCGCGGTCCGCCGTGCTGCAGAACCTGGACGACGACAGCTATATCCGTGCAGCGGCCTCGACGGCGGCCAACCTCAACCAAGCCAACTTCTCGCAGGCGCAGAGCGCGGCGGCCGGTGACGTCGGCCGCCAGCTGACCGCCAGCCAATCCAACCAGAGCGCGGCAATGCAGGCGGCGCTGGCCAACCAGAGCGCCTCCATGCAGGCGGCCCTGGCCAATCAGAGCGCCGGATTGCAGGCGGCGGGGCTGAACCTGAACGCGGCCAACGCTTTGGCCGGCTATGGCGGGCAGCAACTCAGCCAAGCCCAGCAGTGGGCCCAGGCCCTGTCGACGGCGGGTGGCGCCCAGCAGCAGAACCAGCAGGCGCAATTGGACGCCGCCTACCAGCAGTGGCTGCTGGCGCAGCAGTATCCGATCCAGATGCAGCAGCTGATGAATCAAACGGTGGCGACGCTGCCTCGGGAGCAAACGACGAGCACGACGGGGAGCGAGACGGAATCACAAGAAGGCGTCAAGGCTAACAGCCCCAAGAGCATCTGGGGCGTCTTGGGATTATGAGCAACACAGAATTGGCCACCCTGATAGGCGCGGGAGCAAGCCTGTTCGGGCTCATTGCCCAAGGCGCGGTGTTCGCATTCTTCCTCGGAAAGCTTTCCGCCCGGGTCAATGGCGTCGAGACGCGGGCGCGCGATGTTGAGGACCGCGCCGCGGCCCTGGCCGCCATGATCGCCACCCTGCAGGCCCTCAAGGAAAGCGTGGACGACATCAAGGTGACCTTCTCGCGCCGGTTCGAGGCGGTGGAGCACACGGTCAACAAGCTGATGATGGTGCGCGGGGGCCGCGCCCGCGCCACGGCCACGGAGGACTGATCGTGCAAGATAGCATGACGGAACAGGCGCGGTTCGACCGCTGCCTGGGCGCGGTGCTGCGCCTGGAGGGCGGCTATGTGGACGATCCGGGCGATCCCGGCGGCCCGACCAACCTCGGGGTGACCCAGGCCGTGCTGTCGGAGGCTCTGGGCCGGCCGGCCAGCGTAGAGGCGGTCAGGGCGTTGACCCCCGACGCCGTCGCGCCGCTATATCGTCTGCGCTACTGGCGCGCGGCGGGGTGCGACGGGATGGAGGCCGGGCCCGACCTCGTGGCGTTCGACACGGCGGTGAACATGGGGCCGGGGACGGCTGTCCGCCTGTTGCAGCAGGCCCTGGGCTTGCAGAGCGATGGAGTGGCGGGGCCGCGCACCCTCGCGATGGCGGCGGCGGCGAATCCAGCGGCCCTCGTCGAGGACCTCTGCCGGCTGCGCGCCGAGCGGTACCGCGCCCTGGCCGGTTTCGGCCGGTTCGGCGCCGGATGGCTGAAGCGGGTCCAGACGGTCCGGGCCTTAGCCCTGACATGGGCCGAGGAGGCCCAGGCTCGTCCCCTTTATGCGACGGAGACGCACGCATGATCGCCCTCATGGGACAATGGCGGTTGCTGCTGGCGGCGGGGGCCGGCGCGGCGGTGCTGGGCCTGCTGGCGTTGTGGCGGCTGGAAGCCGGCCATGCCCAGCGGCTGCAAGCGCAACTGGCCGCGGCCCAGGCCTTGGCCAGGAGCGCCCAGGCCCAGGCCGCCGCGGCCGGCGATGCGGCGGCGGTGGTCGCCGCCGGCGCGGCGCGGGATCAGCACACCCTGACCATCCATACGGAGAACAGCCATGTCCTGCAGGCGGCCCCTGGCTCTGCGACAAGCCTTGATCCTGGCCTCAACGCCGCTGGGCGTCGCGGGCTGTGCGGCTATGCCGCCTACGACGGCGATCCCGCCTGCGTTCAGCTGCGCGGCGATGGCGCCGGACAACGATCGCCAGCCGGTGCCGCCGACGCCCCTGCCGGCCGCTGAAGCCACGGCCGGGGCGCTCTGGATCGCCCTGGACGACCAGACCGCTCGGCTGGACCTGGCCAATGGGCGCACAGCCGACGTGCTGTCCATCGTCGCGCGGTGCGAGGCCGAGCGGGCCAAGATGGCCGCGCCCAAGCCGGCGGGCCTGTTCGGCTGGCTGCGGCCCTGATCCCCGATGCGCCGCCCGTGGCGCGCGACCCTTATTGTCATGGAGAACGGCTGATGAAGCCCTATCGTGCGCTCTGCGCAGCGCTAATCCTCGCGGCCGGCCGGGCCGCGGCGGCCGAGCCGGTGGCCTATACCGCCGCGGACGGCGTCAACGCCGTCCCGGTGACCCAGGCCGCGCCCCTGCCCACCGTGCAACAGGCCGGGGCCAGCACGGCCACGGGGATCGCCGTAGCGGCGACCATCACCGGTGCCTCGACCCAGGTGTTGGCCGCCGCCCCGCGCCGCAAGCTGTCGATCGACAACGAGAGCGCCACGGCCACCATCGCCTGCGCCTTTGGCGCCGCCGCGGCGATCAACGCCGCCGGCTCCTACACCCTGACGCCCGGCCAGACCCGGGTGTGGAGCGCCTATCCGGTCCCGGCCGACGCCCTGAACTGCATCTCCAACGCCGGCCCTTCGCCTGCGACCATCGAGGCCAATTGACATGCGGCTCCGTCTTCTCTTCGCCGTGCTCGGCGCGTTCGCCGCGGCTGGACCGGTCGCGGCGCAGGCCGTGTCCGGCGGCGGCCAAACCACCACCGTCTACCCCACCCTCGGCAGCACAGCCGCGGCGGCAGCGAACACGGCGCTGATCCAGGGTGCGTTGAACGGCGCGGGTACGGTTAGCGTTTCATGTCCGATGCCCGGCGCGTTCTATGTCAATGCGCCGCTTATCGCACCGTCCAACTCAGAGCTAATCTTATCGAGAGGCTGCGTCGCGACTGAGGCGACCGGCCAGAACACCAACCTGCTGGTGAATTACGCCTATACGCAGCCCTGGACGACGCTTCAGATCAATTCGGGCTCGATCACGACTGGTCCGCAGGCGATCCTATGGACAGGTTCCGCTCCGCCCTGGACCGTGTCGACGGCCTTCATGAAGGGTAACTATGCGGTCGCAAACGGCAACGTTTATTGGGAGAACGCGGCCTCCTGCACTTCGGCTTCGAGCGGGTTAGGGCCATCTGGTAGCGGCGGAACCAGTTCCGGCCCAACCGGAACAACCGGATCTGCAGTTAATGACGGCAGTTGTAGCTGGTATTATGTCACGAGTTGGCAGACAGCCAACCTCGCCACCTCTGAGGCGCTTGTCTACCTTCCGTCGCACGGCCTGACAGCCGGGAATTCGATCACGCTGACGCCTACGCCCGATAACGCCGGGAGCTCCCCGCAGTGGACTGGGATGCAGACGCTTCCCGCAGCGGGCGGTTATATAGATACAGCTTTCTTTGGAACGCTGACAGTAGTTGCCGTTAACGATAGCAATTGGTTCACTGTGGCCCTCGAGCGACGCCCTGGCATCACGGGAGCAATCAAGGTCTGGACCGTTAGCAGCACAGTAAGCGGTGTTCCCTGGCCACGCGTGTGCAGTGATCTACGTCTGGGTTGCGCTCTTCTTTCTCGGTCCCTTTGCGGCGCGGCGCCTGGAGGCGATGCGGCCAACGGCGTACCTTAG